GGATGCACCCATCTCCCCATCCGGGCCACCAGACAGTAAAAACTCTGTATGAAAATAAGCCCCTGGGAATTGCTCCCAGAGGCTCTTACTTATGTCTTGATTGTAGCATGGATATTCGCTCAATACAAGGCTATATTTTATTATAACTATTTTGCAAGGCCTGGATGGTGGAGAGCACCGTCCTGATCCGGAGTAAGGACTACTGGTTCAGTTGCCATGCGACCGGTCTGATCCAGGTAGTACCACTTGCCACTGATCGTCTGAAGTCCTTTGAGCATGGCACCATCGGAGCCAAGGTAGTACCAGGAACCTTTGTATTGATACCAGACGTCATGGGCCATGAAACCGGCGCCGTTAAACCAGTACCATTTTTCACCGTCTTGGTGCCAGTCGTTTCTAACATAATTTCCAGAATTATCATAAAAACGCCAGTGATCATCCTCTTTTACCCAACCTTCTTTTTTTGCCGGAGTAATAAAGAGTTTTCGTTCTTCCTGGCGTCTTCTGGTAAGACCGGACAGAACCTTTCCTCCAGCTCTGTTATATGCCAGGATTTTGTCAGCGATTTCCTCTTTTGAGCGGGATCCCTTTGCGGTCAATCCGTCAATAGAACCGATATTGTACGCAAAACTTACAAGAGCATCAAATTCGTTCTGATTCCAGTTGTAAGCACTATACTTATCCACCTTTGGACCATACTTTTTATCTACAGACTGTCTTAACCAGTCATCTGCTGTAGCCTGACTGATTTTCAAGCCCTGACAGATGGTTGTGCCGGTAATGGCTTTATCTGCGTTAGTGGTGCCATAGCCGATAGTCCAGACACCTACAGCATCCTGGTAGGCGGTCAGGCGGCAGCCTTCAAATTTTTTTATGAGATTTAATCCATTATCTGATATTTTCATAGCATTTCCTTTCTTCCAAATGGTATCTTGAAAAGATTTTCTGCATATGCTATAATGCCGTTAGGCAAAAAGAAATAAGTTTCCATGTTGGACACAAAAGCGAAAGCCCCTGAGTGGTCGAGACTCAGGGGCTTTCTTCCTTTTTAAGCAGTTAGGCATCTGCAGGCTGGTTACCGACTATTTGCCGCCGTCCAACCATTTGATGATGTAGTGGCAAACTACACCAGCCGCAACAGCGACAATAAAAGAAATAAGATTTTCCATGTCAGACACCCCCTTTCCATACCGGTATAGGGGCGGTAACCTAGACATTATAACATATGCATGATTTTTATTCTACTGATTTATTGCGACGTCGCAAATAGCAGCCATGACCCGGACTGCCTGCGGGAGATGTGTGGATCACCTCCTCCTACTGTTCTTTATCCCCGTTTTCCCCTCTGCTATCAATCTTGCTTTTCAATGCAGCTATGTACTTCATAAGCCACCCTGGCACCGGCGCACCCATACGACCGGCATTTTCTGTGATTGACAGCGCTTCATTTAATAAATACCATACAGTAACTAATAAAGACAGAATTGTATTCGGGAGCGTAAATCCAAGTACATCCGAAGTCTGGATAATAATATAATCGATCACCATTGCTACTGCAATCACAAAAAGGTATGCTACCTTTTTAGCAATTCCCTTGGCGCCTTTCCTGCTGCTCCACCCATATGATTTATCATCCGGATGATCCAGCGCTTCTACTGCACTTGCTGCCATTCCGGAAAGATAATCAATTACCATAAGGCAAAGCAAAATACCTAAAAGATAAAAAGTGACTCCTAATTTCTGGCTTAAATACGCAATCAATGCTGTTACAAAAATCTGTATGCTCATGCATGTACTCCTATTCATTTTTCTATTTGTCTCCTTCCATAAATCGTGTTATAATCGGTTTATGGAAGTGCAAATGCACCAGAGTTCTATCCAAGCGCAAGGATTCTCTGGTGCATTTTCTGTTTTACTTATTCCTCCGTGATCAGATCTTCGCACTCCAGATCGATCAAGACCTGCTTTACCTGTGGCTTGATCTTTTCTGGTACCTGTGCGTAGGTTTTCTTTCCCTTAACAATAAGGGTTGCATAAATGATTGCCATAGTCTCCACCTCCTTCCTCAGTAATAAAAAGAGCAGCAGTCTAAGCATTTAATAATTCCTCGACTCCCGCTCTGATTTTCTCTGGTACCTCTTCGATTTTTTTCTTTCCATTACGAATCAGATTTGCATATACTTTTGCCATGTAGCTTGCCATGATTAAGCCTCCTTTGTGGTTGTAGTGGTTTGGGTTGCTTCATAAAGTTCAGTCAATGCTAACTGAGTGTTAGTGACTTCATCTTCCAGTGCCAGATTAGCTTCATACTGCTCGGTAAGAGCTAACTGGGCTTCGGTAAGCTGGTCTTCCAGTTCTGTTACCCGGTTCTGTAATTTTCCAATATCTGACTCTGGTAAGTAAGTGAATACCGGCTTTGGATCGTCTGGATTTGTCACATCAATACGTTCCAGCTGACCTCCGTCCGGTATGTCCACAAATAATGCCAGAAGCCCCTGTGGAACCTGGTCTTCTCCATAAAAAATTGACCATATTTTTCCGGTTGCATCATAAATTACTAATGCTTTCATACGCCTTTCCTTTCTGATTATTTATGATATACTGTTAATATCTTTTTATTTTTTTCTACAAATTTCTGCACCACCTCCCCATTACCTGTTGATAATATACTTTATGGGAAGTCCATTTTTGGAGTTTCAGGTAATGTGCGCAAGTATGCAGTAATTGATAAAACGGTTACAATTGCATCGGGAACGAGAGCTTTTGATAATCTTGATTCTAACTCTCTTACATATGATAATTATGTGGCTATTTCGTTGCCTAGTGGGTTTTACGCAACCTCAATTAATTGCAATAAGCCATATGCCGGGTATATAACATCGGCCATTGGAGACGATGGTATACTTCATGTGTGGAGTAATGCTAGATTTCACGCGGTAAGCTGGAACTCTAAGGTAGGGCGCACTGGGACAATCTATATACCGTGCCTATGTTCTTCGGGAAATTATAAATGTAGAGTTTTTGGTTATTATTAATAGTATCCTGTAACGAGGTAATTGTAATTCTTATTTCGGGTTGTAACTTTTACTTTAAAAGTTGTTCCGCTTCGAATCGGAGAAGCCAATGTATAATTGGGCAATATTACACTTAGATTAGCCGGATCCCAAGGGCAAGAAGTAGATAAGTCATGTGGGCCATTTTCCGCCATAAACATCCAACTTTGAATATAAAAGCCAAGAGATAATGTTACATAATAGTCACTGCCAGAAGTTACTTGCCCAATACGAGATACAAATTTTCTCACATTACCTGAAACACCGAATATCGACTTCCCATAAAGTATATTATTGCCAGTTAGATTCCCATCACCTTTGATAACAATATTACCGGTCATTTTCTTACCACTACATGATACTGTCTGCTGAGCTGCCTTAGGCGTATAAGTTCCACCGCCCATAATACCCATGGTGCCGGTCTGCTTGCTTTTCGGATTGGTGGTATAGAAAGTTTTGCCTGATAACACATCACCGGCTCCAGCATCGCCACTGAGGGTTAGTGTACCTGTTAAAGGATTGCCATCCTTATCTACGATCACTTTCCCAGATAAGATATCATCTGCTTCAGCTGTGATCACATCTAAATCGGCACCGCCACCTCCGCCAGTCATTAATATTCTTCCCATTGCTACACTCCTTTTAGCCCGATCATAATGTCAGTTTCCGGCTTTTTGTAAACCTTAAAAGTCACGCTGCCTTCTGCCGTTGTCCCCGTACCAGAAGCGATGATACCAAAAGCTTTCATATATGCTTTCTGGGTTTCTGCAGGAGCCCCATCTTCCAGCAGACTTACAAAGATGGGATTATCTTCTGCTGTAACACCTTCTACCTCAACTGTCTGGCTATATGGGGCTGCATCTCCCGTCCAGCCGCTTGCTGTAAGAGTGACATTAGCAGGTTCACCATTTATACGGTTGATAGCTTTGTTTGTGGAATTGATATCGTTTGCTCCAAAGGGATCCCCTTCCTGCGTATAGACTGTTTCATCTGTAATACCTGAAGTCCCATCGGCATTCGATGTGATCTTATATTTCCGTGCACCATCATACATGGCATCTTTATAATCTGTTTTTAACATATCTCTCCTCCGTTTAGGGTAAATGCAAGTTTACGCCTCCCTGTGATCCGGCTCTGGATATTGCTGTACATCAGTCTGCAGGCCTCTTCGATACGGTTCAGTTCCTTCCAGTCAATAAAAAGCTGGTTCTCGTAAAACGTCTTCCGTTCACCTACCTTAAAAGGGAACACACCTACACAGATATGTTCCACATTGGCTTCAAACCGGTTGATCTCATCTGCATAAAAGCCATAATCCGTATAGGCTTTATCCCCGCCCATATCTTCAAACGTAAAATCCGGCCACAGGATAAGCGCCTGCCGCCGGATCTCATTCAGATTTCCTTTTATGCGGTTATAATCCTTGATATTAAAATAATCACTGGCCTGCCAGTCTGTTTTTGGCTGTTGCCACATTGCTCATATCCCTCCTTGCCTTTATGGTGCCGGACAATGCCCCATTAAACTTCAATGTATGTTCATATATCCGCAACAGCAGATCCGGAACGTATTTATTTTCCAGGAATGCAATATCATTTGCATCAATACGCGGTTCTCCACGATATTCCAGATCATATTCCCGGTCAGAACGCAGATAATCTCCGATCCATTCAGCAAGATCTGCTGCATGCTTTGACGTAGATACAAGCGGATTTTCCCACGTTTCAACAGTTCCTGTGGGATTTAACTGTCTGGTCACAAGCGCCTGTGTTACATTGTATTCATATCCATTTATGGTCACTTCCGTATCTGCTCCATCGTCAACCTCTACCGTAACGTAATATGCGCTGCTATCAATGATCTGGACATTTGTGCCACCAGCTGCATCTATTTCATAATCATAAGCCGCTGCATTAAGATAAAACGTATGCCTGGTTTCGTCTGCCGGGACAGCCTCCCTGACTAATTGTCTCTTTTCAGTCCCTGATGCATAAATTGTCCTGGTCATCTGCAACTCTCTGACTCTTGATAACTGTGTACCCTTTGGCGTCTTAGTAAGCTCCTTGCCGTAAGACAGTTCATAATCAGTACTGTCCCCAAATGTGATCTGTTTCAGGTTTACCCTGTTAAACGGTACTCCCTTTAAAAATTCAAGCTGCAGCTTATCAAATTCCGGGAATTCATGATTGACCACAGTAACTTCAGAAAGAGAAGATATTTTATACTCTTCCACCAGTTCCTCTCCCAAATAGGAACGGAATACCATACCAGACGGATGATTGCCTCCAAATTCCAATGTAAGGCCAAAGCACTTGTACCGCGCTTCCAGAACGATAGTCACCAATGGATCTTCTGTAAATGTCCCATCTTCATCAGCTACTGCTTCCGATACATATCCCACATCCAGATAGTTTTTATCCTGATATGGCAAAAAGAACTGTACAGCTGATGCTTCTGTGTGATCCTTTTCCGGTGTGGCATAAGTGCTTTTTTCTGTTGCATCCAGTACTGAAGCCGTATTAGAAAAGTAAGTTTCATTTGCTGAACTTGCCTGCATGTCCGGTATAAAACTGGACTTCATAAATATATTTCCGTTCCGATCCTGGTAAAGGATACAGCGTCCGGCATTGGCGATCAGCTGCAGTGCTTCTTTATGGGATACTACTGGCATTGGATTATAAACCATAACATCTTTTAGATAATTATCAAGCCAATAGGTACGGCTGTCTATTCCGGCATCGCCAAAGACATCAACTGCAAGATCATACAAGCTTATTCCATCAGGATAATATTTTCCGCGGCGGTAAGTTCCATCCATGCCATCAAAACGATCCGTAGCAGTAAAACTCATTTCTTCATCATCTGCAGACCATTCCCGCAGATATACCGTGGTACCGGGCATCCACTCCACATTTCCATCATCCATCTCCTGACCGTAAATTACATTGATCTCCTGGCCATTTTCCAGGAAATTTACCGTACTCTCTTCATTTTCAATGTCATATGCACGGTTTTTATTATCAATGGTTATGTTCAGATCAATGGAGGGTAGATCTTCCATAACAGGACTGATCCGCTCTTTCTTTGTGGCTGACAATATCTTCTGGTTATCAAAGTAGATACCGATCCCCATCGTGATACGGTGGATCCGCAGCCGGCTTTGCCCATTGACCATATCCTTTGGCACAAACCGGAGAAATGTTGCACCAGGAAAGATCTCTTCCGTCACAAAATGCCCTGTATCATTCCCTGTGATTTCAACCGTATGTTCATCTGATACAATGGAAAAATCCACAGGATACGCTTTGCCAAATTCTACTGTGAGACCTTTTATATCGTGCTGTACCGGAAAACGGATCTCAACCTCACCTAAAAGATCATCTGTAACGATTCCCTGGTTAAGGACTGCATCCTGACGTTCCCTTGGCAAAAAATACATACTCCCATCTACGGTACTGTAATCCTGGTCACAGGTTTCATACAGTTCCGAAACCTCATAGTTGTTGAGTGGCCAGGTCAGATTGCTATAATAAGCATATTTCTCCTGGTCAGGTATATAAGCAGATGCCTGGGCCTCCTGATTGATCAGACCAATACTGACGCGCATATAGGAATGATCACGATACTGCTTTTTCATTTCCTGTTTATATGCATTGCTTACAGCTTGCATTATTCTATCACCCCGCAGTCTATGATGTTGACCTTACAGTCCCGGTACTTTGTAGGAAGCCCTGATCCATTAAATTCCACCGGCGTGGCTGTACGGTTTCCCGGATACATGCGGATCGTCTGGAAACGATTGTTTACCATATCCGGGATCCGGGCGGTCACTACAAATTTGTCAAATTCCTGCAACATAGCTGACCAGGTAGCTGCATCCAGGAATTTCCACTGCAATGCATCGAATTTATACTGATCCCTGCCAACCTTCTGTCCAACAAATTCGCCATTTGCGTTTTTTCCGGAGCTGACATTGGTTGCGACCACAAGATTACCACCTACATCAGGAGCCGGGAACTCCCGGCCATTGATCGTTATTACTGCCATTTGTTGCCGCCTCCTTACGTTGTTCTTAACGTGTAACCGCTTCTCTTTTCCAGATCCGTCAGTTTCTTCTTTACATCACGGATATCAATGCTCACTGTCAGGTCCATGGCTTCGATTAGGTCCACAATGCGCTCTAAGAGTTCCTGGATGCGCGCGATACGTGAATCATCCATACCGGTACCATTCTGTGATAATGCCACAGCACGGCTTACCAGGTTCATAAGCCTGTCATCATCATTTTCATAAACAGCTGCACGGCCTGTTACTGCCAGCGGCGGTGCTGCATTACCTGCTACACTTGACATCATGGATACAAGCGGAACCATGCAGGAACGCATGCCGTTCTGGACTGCCTGGGTAATGCCCTGGGTGATCTGCTGGTTATTGGCAACTGCAGCACGGCCGCCCCAGCTTCCAACCATCTCCGGGATACCGTCTTCACGGGCTACGAACATCTGACCAGATTTAGGGAATCCACCGGAAGCATGGCCGGATACTGGCGAATTGGTTCCGTAATCCCAATCATCACTGTCATCTGCCTCATCATCTTCAGCGTCTTCTTTAGCACTCTTGAAAATACTCTTCGCGCCTTCCACAATGCCATCCCAAACACCACCGACAAAATCAGCACAGTCCTGCAGCCATCCGGCAATGGAACCCCAGACGGATTTTAAGCCGTCCCAGAGTTTGTTCATGATGCTCTTTCCGACCTCGATCATTGCATCCGGTTTAAACACTTCTTTGATCTTTTTCCAGATATCTTCAAACCAATCCTTGATAGCGTTCCATTTTTCTTCAATGGTCCTTTTTACACTGTCCCAGATCTCTGAAAGCTTGTCTCTGATCGCTTCGAAAATAGATGTCGCAAGAGCTTTGATTGCATTCCACAACATAGAAGCAAATGCCTTGATCGCATTCCAGCGAAGTTCCCAAGAAGTCTTGATATTCTGTAAAGTTCCCGTAATAGTAGCATGGATCAGGTCCATTAAAGTTTTTACGATATCCTTCATGGCGTTCCAAATGCCACTGTAATACGTTTTTATTCCATCCCAGGCTCTTTCCCAATCTCCAGTAAATACACCTACTATAAAATCAATGAGACCACCTAATGCCGTCAACACATCCTGCAAGATTTCAGCAATATGACTTGCAAAGCTAAAAAAGGAATTAATAGCTGTCTGTACAAAATTTGCAATTACAGGAGCCGCTGTTTGTATGAACCACTCTATAAACGGAAGCAGTACATTATTCCAGAGTACGGTGATCGCATCTGCTACTTTTCCACCAAATTCCAGAAATGTTGCGATCAATGGTGCTAAATACTGCTCTGTAAAAGTTGAAAATTGCGTGGACAGGTTCTGTAATACCGGAAGAAAATAGGTATTATAAACATCCAGTAGAAGTGTTCCGATTTCAGTAAAACCCTGCTTGAAAGCCATTAACATTGGTGCAACATGCTCATCATAGACCTCTCCAATTTTGGTAAAAGTTGTTTCAACCAGGGATCTGATAGCTCCATAGATTGGCTCTATTGCAGAAAAGGTATCTTCTACTGTATCACGTATATAATCAGCATTTTCAATGAATGGTGCTGTGAGTACGTCCAGAATATCAGCTGCAATGTTTCCAGCCAGTTCCGTTATGCCCATAAAAGCTTCGGAAAAAATACCAATAATATCCGATGTAAACTGAACAGCACCGTCACTTCTCAGTGAAGAAAAAATAATTGCCAATGCTGAGCTAAAGTTGCCGGTTATTTCTGCTATCCTGGAACCGATATTGAACATCTGGACTATATAATCCTTGATACGTTCTTTGCGCTGTTCCAGGTACCTGCTGATGCCTCCCAGAAGATTATCTGCAATACTCGCACCGATGCTTGCAATGGAACCTGTAACCTGTCCTAATGACTGGGCCAGTGTATTGGCAAAACCTAAAGCCGCTGTCTGCACATCAGAATCAGTAAAAATATTCCCAAGGCTATCTTTTATGGACTGGATGCTGCTTTGGATCGAATCAAATACAGATGTGTCGCCAAAAGCATCCCAAAAACCACTTGTAAAAGAATCTTTTAACTGGTTCAGCAGGTCAGCTATCTTCCGCAGCTTACCACTGACTATATCTTCCTGTTCCGGAAGTGTTCCCATATCAAAGTCATCTGCATTGTAGCCGCCTGCTCCACTACCGCCAGATCCGCTTCCGCTATCTGAACCACTATCCGGGTTTAAGATATTAAGCTCATCAATACCAGTGGTAGCCGTTTTGATATCCTTAGCAGCTTTCTTTGCAGCATTCCCAGCACCGGAAACAGCCGTTCCAGCTTTATCTGCTGCAACAGCTACAGCTTCCATACCAGCTGCAGTTGCGGATGCTCCTGAATCTTTACCACCAGACATCAAGGCAAAAAAAGCTTTAAATGCATTCGCCAGGCTGAGTATTTTACCAATGACTGCGTTGATCACCTGGATGACCGGGGATAATGCAGCTATAAGCCCCTGTCCTATGGTTGCCTTTAAGCTGTCAAACTGCAGCTGTAAGATACGGACCTGGTTCGCCCAGCCAGTGGATGTCCTGGAGAAGTCACCTGCTGCCGTTGTCAGCTGATCCTGTACAAACTTATACCGCAGGGCAACCTTTTCCATTTCCGACATCTTTGCTGTAGTCTTTCCGAAGCCATTTGCCATAGCATAGCTGTCAAGAGCCGTCTGGGTCATAACAATGCCCAGGTCTTTCAGGCTTTCTGTTTCACCAGTGAATACAGACTTTAACTTCGTATATGCCTCATCCTGACTGATGTTGTAGAAAGATGCCACATCTCCGGCAAGACCAGTAAGAGTTGTGGACATGTCATATGCAGCTTTCTCACTGAAGCCAAATGCCTTTGCCATAGCTCCAAAAGTACCGGTAAACCGCTTTGCCATGGTCTCAGACAATCCAAACTGAGTGGCTGCATTCTGGGCAAACTTATCTACCTGTTTGCTCATCTGGGAAAATGTAACATCAACTACGTTCTGGACTTCTGCCAGATCAGAGCCTAATTCTATACAGGACTTTCCAAAGTCAAATACTTTTTTGACTGCAAAAGCAGCTGCAAGTGCTTTGCCAGCTTTTTTTGCCAGATTCTGTATCCCCAGCATCTGACTGTCAAACTCATTCTTATTTACTACCAGATCAAGCCCGATCTGGCCTACGCTGTCTGCTGCCATATATGTCACCTGCCCTTTTCGTTAAGACAGGCACATCGGCACAGCGTCTTAGATCTTTAACTCAAATATTTTCCTGCATTCCTTATTTTTACATTTAAAAAAGATGCCCTTGCATTTGGCATCTTCTGACTTCATTGCATTGACCGGATACCCGCAATACGGGCACCGGACTTTTTCATGCTTTACTTTTTCAATTTCAACCACCTCCGCATAATGCAGCGAACATCCTTTCCAGACCTTCCATTTCCCTGTCATAAGCCTCCGGAGTCATCTGCTCCATCTGATGTTTACGCCAGCTGTCATGGATTCTTCGCTGATCAGTGGTAAAATGTTTGATCACATTATCATCTGTTTCAGAACGTATCGCTACCACCCGGCCCAGGGGAGTTTCCGGTCCAAGTCCGACCAGCAGGGAACGGAACTCATCCCAGCTGACCGTTTCAAACTCTTTCGTCCTTATACGCAACCCGTACTGCGTCATGAAACTGGAAATGATCAGGTCCCAGTCTTCAAACAGGTCGTAGTACGGGTCAGCGCTCTCCCTGGCCTGTGATATCTCCTGTGATCAGCTTTATGGCCTCCTGAATGACAGTCATCCAATCTGGAACCAGCAGTTTCAACGAATCAATTACCTTTCTGGATTTTTCTGGAAATACCAGTTCGTATAATTCATTCATATTTTCTTCTGAAGTTCCACCATTTCTTGTAACATTAATTACTTTCATCATGGTAGGAGCATCTGCATTTACCTCCAGTTTTTCTCCATTGATCATCAGGCATGGATTCCCATCAAATGTAAGCTTATCTGTAATATCTACTACTTTTGCCATTGCTCATTGTCTCCTTTTACGCTGCCACTACCGGTGTATAGGTTGGTTTTCCATAACAGGTAACCTCAAACTCCAGGGCATCGATATTCGTTGTATCACCGCCTCCTGGGGTAGTCACATTTACTACTACATCACAAGCCAGCTTAGCCCCGGATGTCATGGTCCACTCAAACTTGGTCATTACATCCTGGCCAAATTTCCATGCAAGGCCTGCGATATAATCATTTCCGGCATCACCTACGGAACGCTTTCCCTTAAAAGCAAAGCTGAGTTTTTTGCCAGTCATAGCAGATTTGGCCCAGCCTTCTGCGTCCATGGCATACCATTCTTCTGTGGTACCGTCAATGGTTGGCGCAAAGTTCTCCAGATCCGCAGGCATTACCATATCGCCGTCCACGCTGTCCATACCCTTTGTACCAAATTTAAACACGTTATTGTGTACAGGATATACTTTTCCTCCTACTTCACTCATTACACATTCCTCACTTTCTCTGATAGATAAGATCCAGCCAGATCACATATTCATACACCCCATTATCATCCGTTCCTACGTCCTGAGGTTCAGGAACCATTAAACGCAGATAATTAATGTGGGTATCTCCTATGTCCAGACTGGATATGCTTCTAAGTTTCTCAAATAGTTGATAAGCAGCTTCTTCACTTTCCGGTTTGTCCCTGTTCCAATGGACCAGAAGAGAGAGCTGCTTTGTATCATAGGTAGTGTATTCCAGGCCACCTAAAGCAATATTGGGTGGTCCGGATCCACTTCGGTTATAAATACCTATGGATTTCTGCTGTTTATTATCCAGCTTGCCGATATAAACATGGCTCTCTTCTGCAATTCCAAGAGAAATGATCCAATCCTGTATGTCCGTTAACCGCAGCATCATACGCCACCCGCCTTTTTATAAAACTTCTTAAAAGCTTCCCTGCAAAAACCGGAGCTGACACCTCCCGGAAGCCATGGCTCAAACCATTTACCGCCTGCAAAAGGATTTTCATACTTCTGGAACTGATATTCCGGATGGTAATACAGCCGCCTTGCATATGGCGTGCTGGATACCAGGCTTACTTTTCCGCTAGAAGCTTCACTGGTGTCCACGAAGGTGCTTTCATTCTGCAGGTTGCCAGTATCAAACGGCATGACCTGTGCCTGTACCACTTCCGTATGCAGCGCTTCCGCCGTCTGCTCCAAAGCAACTACTGCTGCACGGGTCAGTTGGCTGATACGGGGCATGTTCAGCTTTATAGTTGACTTTACCTGCATCAGATCACCTCCAGACTGCAGTAATTTACCGTACCGTCCGGATTCCTGTTCTTGCATCCCTGCTCGATCCGGCGTTCTTCACCAAATACCGTTACTGTTCCGCCACTTAAAGACGGCATATCCGGCGCCATGTCTCCTGTAAAAAGCGCAGTACCAGTGATCTGCACCAGCTTCTTTTCCGCTGTCAGAATGTTCTTGGCTTTATCCTGGAAATTACACATCAGATCCGCATCCAGGCTGTACTTCGGCCTTCCCTTATTATCCAGTTCTTCCGATTCCAGGTGGACATGCACAGGCGTCTTACAGAGCCGCTTTGGCACTAAACATGGATATTTCATAGTCTCACCTCGCTAAACGGCAGCAAAGGCCCGTCTGGCACAGCATAGCGTATACATCGCGCTTCATGGCAACACCTTTATCTGTAAACACGTTCCAGGAATTACCAAACTGCATGGACACACCGTTGATGCTGTAGCTCTGCAAAACCGTGTTGATCTCATCTGCATTTTCTGTCTCAAAGTCAGCCTGCTGGCAGACCACTTCCCGGATCAGGTCCTGCTGAAATGGTGTCAGGTTAGAAAATCCCTGACCTACAATACGGTTGTAAGTCAGGGAATCAATATGGCGGCTGGCCTGGCGGAGAGCCTTTTTAAGCTCATCCGTTGGCACAGCACTGCCTTCATATTCGGTCTGGTAATATTCCGGTGTTACATACGGCTCATAAGCCATAAGACCACCTCCGATCAGGCTCCGGTATACTCTGTAGTATCCACATCTACGTAGATGCTGTCTACCTTACCATCACGTCCATTCGGGAATACAAACACATCAGACAGGGAACGGTTCTGATACAGGTATCCGTCACCCTCTGTATGTGCTCCTGGTTCAAAGTAGTAGATGCTGGAAATCTTCGGAACGATCTTGCAGGTCTGACCGCACGCTACCAAAACATTGATCCTGTGCGCTCCTGTTGCAGCAGCTACATGGTTTTCGGTATCCTCTGTCACCTTTTTCAGTGGTGCAAAACCGCCGTTTTCCGGCTCCCAGTCAAAGGCGTCATAGAAGCGCTCATCATCCACTACTTCCATGATCGGCACGCCGTCAATGTCGGTTACACGGGTCTCAATTCCCATGCCGCCCTCTGCGACCTGGGTCATCTCAATCTTACGTGTAAATTCGGTAGACTGCTCCAGGGCATCCATAATGGCACTGGATACATACATCATCAACGTACCATTTGCTTTGTATCTTCTCAGCTTGCCCTTCGCCAGGATATCCTTCAGCATTCCGAATACTTTTGCCTTGGTATAGGTAGCAGCTGCTGTAGCACTATGGTATCCCTCTGCCTTCTGTGCTGCCTGCGCTACCTTTGCAAAGAACAGCGCATCTGTTTCCGGAACGACCTGGGTCTGCTCAAAGGTGCGGGAAATGTTCTGGATGGATGCAGTCGCATTGGTCTCATCCACATCTGCCTTATCCACCAGGAAAGAAATGTCACGGTCATGGGTAAGGGTAAACGGTACATCCTTCTGGGTATAATCGCCCTTATTCCAGCCGCCATTTCTGTTGTGATTTTTATATCCGGAAGTGGACATCTGGGTAAAGTGGAATGTCTTGGCATCTAACCACTTTACGTTACTTGTTACAAAGGGAGAAGTTAAAGTCCCCTGCATGAGGATCTCTAATAATTCAGGCTCCCATACCTGTGCATAGTTTAAATTTGGCATATGATCACCTTGTCCTTTCTTAAATCATTTGTTAGTTGTTCCAACGGTTCCAGCGTTTAGCCGGGACCCCTGTCTGCTGGGTCTGTGTTGCCTGCTGTGCCTGGCCCGCACCAGCATTTCCGCTTGCAGCTCCTACCTGTACAAAACCAGTAGTGCCCGCAGCCTGTGGCTTCAATCCCGGAACGTCTTCCAGGACTTTATTCAGGGCTGCTTTTAAGTTCTCTTCATTGACCTTTCCATCCTGTCCTACTGCCTGACTGAGATCTGCCATTTTGAGGATGTATGGAATTGTTTTGGCATCAATACCCAGGCTTACTGCAGCAAGTATAGCAACATTCTGGATCTGTGCCTGTTTGGCTGCCTCCTGTGCCTGTGTCAGCTGGATCTGCATAGCTCCCACATCTGGAGTATTAGCGGCTTTCTGCTGCTTAAAAGCTGCGATCGCCTGCTCTACTTCCTGCTGAGAAAGTCCCTGCTGCTTAAAATAGGCTTTCAGTGCGGTATCTTCCTTGGCTGCCAGTGTTCCATCAAGCATCTGTTGGATCTTGCCATAGTCAATAGCTGGTGTTGATGCCTGCTGGGAATTCTGGTTCTGCTGTGTAGTCTGCCCACTACCGTCTCCTGTGCCCTGCTGATTCTGCTGTGCCTGGTTTTGATTTGTTTCTGCCATGTTAATAGTCTCCTTTCCATTTTGGGAGTGTCACTCCTGTTACTGATCCATTCTCATCGGTGTCACCGGCCGCGCAGAGTTTAATGCCATGCTCGCGTTTGGGCATAAAAATAACACCCAGGGCTTTCCTGCGTGCTTACTGCTCAATCTTATTACATTTGGTACAACGTCTTACATAACCGCCATACGGACCGGAAGCCCGGCTCCGGTGCTTGCGATAGTGGTGGCAGCACTCCTTTTTCTTGAAAAACCTCTGTCTGATCCATGATATAAGCCCCGTAAAATCACCTTCTTTCATTTGCGACGTCGCAATTATTCTTCGTAAATCACATCTAACCCATACGCTACCGCTGCATCATGCTCAAGCCTGCAACCTCTGGTATTTTCCCAACCCTTACAGAAATAAACGGCATGACAAAGGGACATCTTTTCCAGACTTTTAGCAAGAAAGCAAAGGGGAATCTGTACCACTCCACGTTCTTTCATCTTTTCATTGCTGTACCATTCATCAGTAAATAACGTATTCACAATTTCGTAGCCTTTGGCTTCCAGTGCCTTGATTGCCTGTTCCCTAGTTGCAATAATCTCCTCATCTGTTTTCCCGGCCATTGGCTGACTAAGCATTGCTTTCTTCATCTTCTTATCCTCTCTTTCCTAAAAATGGGTACAAAAATACCACCGGCCTACTGACTGGTGGTATTTACTGACCTTGTTCCCAAGCCCAATTCTTCACTTTTTTAAACGCTTCTACAGCTTCCTGTGGAACACCTTCAAGCTCGCCATCATGAATACATTTTGCATACGGCTTATAAGTTTCCATCGCCTTTTGAATCTCCTCCGGATACTTGCGAATTACCATGTTTCTTCCCTCTTCGATGTTTTACCATATATTCAGCTTCAACTTCATCATACCTATCAATCCAGAACATTTGATCTGCGTAACTACTTATGTCGCTTACATTGTACTCCGTGATACCTGCTCTGTCAATTGTCTTCTTTGCTTCTTTACAAGCATTCTCTATATACTTACCATAGTTTTCTCTTGTAATTTCACCGTATCGTTTTCTAAAATTTTCAGCCTGCTTCATATGCCACATCTCATGAAATTCAACATTTCCTTGATCTTTAATCACTTTACTGTCTGCAATCTGAGGGATATAGAAAACTACATTTTGTATGGCGTCATACTTCCCATACGCTGTAGGCATTTCATCTGGCGAAACTATAATAATTTTAGGCCTTCTCTCCAGCGAAACTTCCCACTCTTTTAAAGCCTGCTCCGTTCTCTGATTCAATGTATGTAACGCACGAGGTTTTATATTCGTCTGATTGGAAATGTAAATCTCTGAATAGCTTTCAACTCGCTTAATGTTTATTTTCTGCTGCTGTTTAATAAATATTGTTGATGCTTCACCTCTGGTAACTGGTCTGTACGCCTGGTCTTTCCACTCTTCCGCTTTTATCTGGTATTCTTTTTGATTCTCCTTATCCAGCGAATACTCTGCCAGTCTCCCATACTTTTCCACCTGGCGCTCTGCATACTGTTGCCTGGCTTCCTGCTGGTTCTGAAGTCCAATCTCTTCCAGATCTTCTTTAGTCCAGATATCATCTGCGGTAGAAATACCAGGGAAATATGTAGTATGGCTGTCCTTGCATCTTGGATGATAAAGCCCTTTGCTGATTGCATAACTCATCAGCGGATATTTCTTCCCAGTCTCCGGATCCACGCCGTCCTTGCTACCACCGCTCCACACATCATCGATCAGGACCTTACCAACAAAAGGAAGGCACTTAGGACACGGGTTTCCACGCTTGGCCATGATAACTGTTGTAACTCCCCACTCCTGACGTTTTTCGCCTTCTCCCTGCAGGTAAGCTCTTTTACTGGCTGTCCGGATCGCCATATCTGCATAGTCTGAAAGCGTATGTCTGGCACCGTTGGCATACTCCACGCAGTTAAGACCACGGGACAGCATATCTTTGGTAGCCATGTCCACAGCCTTTTCATAGGTCCCGGCACCTGTATTGGCATATACCTGGGCATTGAAGATCGCTTTTCGGTAATCATCGTTAGCCTTGCGAAGCACCGCTGTTTCCACTTTCTCCATATCGTCTCTGGTGGCTTTGATCAGCGCTTCCAGTTTACGGTCATTCAGCTTAAAAAACTCTGCCGTAGCTCCCGAGCCAGTTTTCTTAGCCCCCTTAAAGCCTTTCTTAATCGCCTGAAGTATACGCCTTTCCTGCTGCATACCGCCTTTTGACCGTGACATCCGGATCAGACTGTCAATCTGGTCATTAATACTTTTAAACTGCTTACTGTATTTCTGCTGGTTGCGGACTTTGTACTTTTCCAGGGCTTTTAGCTGCTCTGTCTGCCACATGGACCAGTTATAACCCTCTTTGGTTTCCTCTGCCCTGTGCCGGTCCATATTCCGGATCATAGAAGCTATCAGCTCATCCTCTATCTTCTGAAAAGCTGCAGCAAGATCATATTCATTCTTCCTTGGCATCAGTATTCACCCGTTTCTGAATATTAGCTGCAATCCTTGCACAGCGCTTTCTGTTTATGCAACGGATATTATTCTGGCAGTTGGGTGCTCTCATAACGCAGCTATACTCAATCTTCTCTATTTCCGGTTCAAAATCTGGACAGTATGCGCAAAAGTCCTGCAATAGTAAGGTAAATCCTGGAATATCCATACTGTTATCTCCTGTTCGCATATACCTTATAACCTTGAGCCTTAAAGTTACGGGTAAGATTTTTAAGCTGAGTCATGCTGCTACAACGGTCCACCCTTAATTCTGCATAACCTTTTTTCTCAATCGCATATATTCCAAAAGGTACCTGCTCACTGGCTTTTTCCAGCAACCCCTGATACTCCTTCTGGCTCATTCGGTAAACCCGGTTCATTACCTTCACCTGCATTGCCTTCACCCCCAAGATTGACATTAAAAAGCCCGGCAGCCATATTAACTCCCGGTTCTTCTACCTCTGTAATACCCTGTTCTGCTTTCAGACGTGCTATTTCTTCCTGTTTCCACTGATCATCCCTGGAATCTCCATACAGTTCTTCCACTTGGGCTTCCACACTCATCAGTGCGACGCCAGGCCGCGCTTTTGCCATTGTCTCAACCTGACTTTCAAAAGAAGGATTTGCGTACTCACCGAACGGAATATCCACCTTTACCTCTTCAATTGGCTTTTTTAAGAGAATATTATAGGCATTAATGGCAGCACTGACCAGTTTCGGAAGCTTCTCCTGCAAGGCTTCTACGATAGCATTCCTGGTGTAAAGAGTTGTCTTTTCCTTCTCCCGCTGTGCTTCTGCATTATCCAGCTTCTTAACATCAATCCCCAGTGTACTTGGGCTGATGATCCCCTGCAGGCAGAGATCCAATGCGGTCACATAAGAGGCCAGATAACTGTCATGAGGGATCGTTGGCTGATCTGTCTGTATCTTATTTTCAGCCTTTTCTGACATATCATTGTCACCAGCAAAAAAGCGGCAGTCAAAGGAATTAGCCCTGAGTGGTGCGCCGGTCTCTGGGTTTTTAGGAACCAGGCATTCAGGGATGTATGTCTTAGCCCTTCCTGCTCTTAAAGCATCCATCCACTGGGACCATACCTCATCCAGCGCATCGAAGCTGTCCAGTTTACCATCAAAGACTGATCCACCTCTGCCTTCATACTTCGCTGATTCGTATACGTTGATCGGTACTGCAAGGATCATCTGCTTATCAAATGAAACATCCTGAAGCGCTTCTGTTTCCCTAATAAGGGCTTTATTCACAAGCGTATTGCCCTGATACAGTTCATTGGTTATATAACCATATCCGTATCGTTCATTTAATACATAAGTTTTTCCACCGCTTTTGTACGGCGTCTTAAAGATCACTTCCTGTATACGGTCACGTCTGCGTATGATCTCGATCCGTTCTCCCGGATACCATTCCAGGATCGGGAATTCACTTACCTGCGTATCAATAGTCACTTTAAATGCACCATCTCCGATACAAAGGATCTCTTTTAAGGCTTTTTCCATTTTCTTACGGAAATCATTTGCCTGTGCTATGCTTTCCCACAGCTGTTCCTGCTGGTCACTGTCAAAATCAAAATCATTCATATCTGCCATGGTAATAGCTGCCAGTGTGCGGACGATCAGCCCTGGAAGGCCCGTATGCACCTTGCGCATTTCCAAACCAGGCGTACACTTACTTGCCCAGAACTTATATTGATCAGCGCAATCATGCACTTCCCTGTACAGCTGCTCCAGCTCATTACTGTCACCTCTGTACCAGATCCGGTTACGGATCGCACTTGTCTCAAAGTCTAATAATTCGTTGATCTGTATGTTATATGGACTGGCTGGAATCACGTTCAACCAGCTTCGTATCCCCCGCTTGATATTCTCGTTCATTTGTTCCAACCACCTCATTTCTTATCCTCCTCAAATCCGATCATGTTGCGATACGGTATCCAGCTATACTGTCCCGCATTGATCGTATGGTCATTTCTGTCTTCCGGCTTATCCTTGTCTTCTTCCCAACTATATTTTTCAAGCTCAGCCAAATGTTCTGGGCACTCATCAACCACCAGGTAACAATCCTGCTGGATCCAGCCAAGCTGCAGTTTGATACGGTCCAGGATTTCCAGTTTCTTGTAAGCATCCCAGAAGTTATAAATGCAGCCATTCAGACGCCTGTATTTTTTAAGCTCCGTCATGGTTGCCTGATCCGCATTATCTATGTAAACGTCTTTCGCAAATCCCCACTCCTTACGGCAGCGCTCCAGAAACTCTACAAATTTCACAGCTGTGTCACTGGGAGCAATAGGATTTTCCAGTTCTGCATTGTTATAAACCTTTTCTGCCAGCGTGATCAGCCGTCTGTCTTCTGTAATTCCCTGAAAGATCATTGAGATCGTATCTGGTGACTTGCTGGAATAAGCTGTATCCAGTCCGCAGGAAAACTTCTTCCAACGGATCCGGCCCGCCTTTACCTCTGCTCTTACCCAGGCAGCAGTGACAACATGCTTTTTTCGGTTGAAGTTTGGAAACACCAGACCAGTTGCTTTTCCGCGCAGCCCCTGGATCTTATTCTTCCAGATCTTTGTACCCTTCGGTGTATTAGCCAGGATCTTGTCCAGCTTTTCCTTAGGCAGGCCCAGATTATGGGCAAAAGAAAAGAACCAATGCACCCAGCCGTGCTTTGGCTCTTCTTTCAATTCATCTTTGATTTCCTGTGGTGTTTCCTCTTCCCACTCCGGCAGAGGCCGGGAGCAGTTGATGTACTCTTTATACACCGAAAGCGAAGGATCATCCGGATTAAGCGTAGCCATAAGATAATCACAACGCATAGCAGCTTCTCGTACAAAGTCTATATCAGCTGTGTTGATCTCATCAATATACAGGCAGCCATACTGACCACCCAGAGCCTTCTGCCATTTCTTCTTGTCACCGTAGCCCATCACGTATATGACTTTATCACCACCGGAAGTATGGAACAGGATATGGGGGATCTTATCGTCCTTAGTCCCGTTGCCGTTGTACTCAACGAGGACACCAAAATCATCCATGATGCCAAGATCTTTGTTGATGATGTTCTTCTCAGCGGTACCGGTATCCTTGGCTGCTATGATGTGCAGCTTCTTGGGAGACTCTGCCACTTTCAGCATGAACTTAAACAGCCCTACTGTGGTTTTTCCGGCCGCTGTTGTCCCTTCCAGGAACTCTACCGGCGCATCACATCTGAGAAAGGCTTTGTATTTATCTGATAACAACAAACGTTCTGCACTCACTATCCACCACCACGCATCTGCCGGATCAGGTCATCCAGCTTAGTCTGCTCTGCTTCCAATCCTGTAACTTCCAGCTTATCCTTAAACATGCCAAGATGCCGTCCCAGAAGCTCCAGAGCCTTTTCTTTATCATTTAACTTAAGCTCTATACCGTTCTTTCCTTCTTTGATCCCGGCAATAGCCTTGATCTGATTCTCCGACAGTTTACTGGTATCCGTCAGGATCACGTTTCCATGAGAGATCTGTACAAAGTCTGTAGCCTTGGCAAAGGCGATCGCAGCCAGTTCTTCAATCACGCGGTCCTGTGTAACCTCCGTCCGTTTCTGGCGCTCCTGCATGCGTTCTGAGATATAAGCCGCAACCTTAACATTTCTTAACAATCTTGTGGCTGCAGCTGCTGCAACTTCATCATTCTTCACTCTTGGATAAGCGACCTTGTAAGCCCGCGTGGCATTCAGGTCAATGAGATATTCATCTGCGAAAATCTTCTGTTTTTCTGTCATTTTGGGCTCACCTCGCTTTCGTCGGTTTTAGGTATAGAAAAGGAGCCACGCTGGGTGACTCCCTTTCTCGAAGAAATAACTATATAACTTATTTCACTTTAAATATTGTCCTTCCTAATTTTTCTCCATCTGCATATACCTTTGGCCCCAATTTTGGCTCGGCATCTTCCATACTGTCATTTCTTACTACCTCAATCGCATAATTTCCTACTCCAAACAATGGCAATAACGGTATTCGCAAAGAAAAACTGTCAGTTTCATTATCTACCTCTTCCTCTGTCCTAGTGTATACACATTCCTCCAAATAAACACCCTTCTTACTCTTCTCCTCCTCTTTAAACAAAAAGAAGTGAAGTACCATTTTTTGTTCTTTGTTTCCTTCAAAATTAACTTTGCACACTATCGTACACTCAATTGATGCCGTATTATCAATCTCATCTATAATGTTTTCATACGTTTTTAACTCTTTATCTACTTTTTGACACAATATAAGTTTAATATTCATAATTAAATATCTCCATAATCATCAAGTCCAGATCGCTTTTCTTGAACTCTAACAGAATTTTTATTTTTACTTTGAATATCCTGCATATATATATGTTTAAATTCCATTCGCATATTTGAATCTAAGGAATATATTTTCTGTTCAATAGCCTGCTGGACCTTCTCCATTTCACGTAAATTGTCCTCTTGTGATTTATACGCCTGATCAACATTATAAAAACTCAAAAACAAAGAAATTATCCCGATAAACAAAGCAATCAATCCTAATACCAGACTAACCCATTCATTCATTTTTGCTAATGTAATTTCGGTCTTTAAGACAAAACTTGCTATAAACAAACCAATAATGCTGGTAGCTATTACATAAATAACAAATGTTCCCCATATTTTTCTAAAAAACCCTATTGTTTCTTCAATATCGATTTGTTTACTCTTTCTATACCTTAACCATAAAATCACTATTGCTTCCAAATATGCAGATGATAATTGCTATGCATAATATTATTGATTTCACGCATTCTCTATCCATTCTATTTCTCCTTTAAGTAATGCATGATAATAATAACATATTTAATAACAAAAGAAAAGCACCCATCTCACGACAGGCGCTTTCAAAAAGGAGAAGGAAATACTGATAGCAACAAAAATTATCGGAACGGAAGGGTTCGAACCTTCGCTTAGGACACAAGCCATTGCTCTCCCAACTGAGCTACGTTCCAACAGCGCTTCCTAAGTGAACTCCACCGTCCTGATCCTCAATGTCTCTTCAGAGCAATCAGATAAGTACATCCGTGCACAAATGCATTCCATGTTTTATTCAAAAAGGCATTGTCAATCTCTCTGAGGTGTTGCGCATACGCTCAGTTCATCCGGGAGCGACCCGGCAGCTTCCTCTGCCAAGCTGTGACCCCCGGCAGAGGTTCCAGGGGAATTAAGCCGCCGGCCGTATGCCTTTGGCTTCATGGTACACTATAACATTTTGAAAACGAACAGTGCGAACAATACGAACAAATTTTATTTTTCTTCCATAAATCTGATGTATTCCATTCTCACACCGTCTGCTGTAGCTTTTCTCCCAATTCTCACCGCTACTTCACTCCAGGTAAGCTCTTCAAAGATCTTATACCTGATAATGCGCTGCATTCTCTGCGGAATCGTATTCAGCCATGCTTCCACATCATGTTTGATCCGTTCCGAAGTCTGCAACCGCTCTTTCAGGATCTCTTCCAGCCGGTCCAGCTCATCCGGATCCTTTACTACAGGATATGCCAGACCTTCGATATGAAACGTCTGTGGTGTGTAAGGGAACTCATGCGAAGACCCTTTCACTGCATCCTGCTCAATCCTCTTCCTGGCTTTCTTAAGCTTCAGGATTTCCCTTTTGGTATCTTCCACCTGGGCGCATGCATCTATATACTGCACCAGAATCTGCTTGTCCAACGGTATCACCTCATTCCTGCTCTTGGTTTGTATGTACGTTCTCCCAGAAGATATTCCTCTTCCTTCCTCTGTTGACCTAGAAGCTGCCGTAACCGGTTTAAGGTATCCCTGTTCTTCTGATCCTCGAAAAACTTCACCAGCTTCTCGTTCATCTTTGCCATATCTTTATTAATTCGCCTGGTTCTTCTGCTCTGTTGAAGACTTGTTGCAATCCGGTTCCTTTTGTTCCGGTCCTTGGCAAATTCCATTTCATGAAGAAAGTCCTGGAGACGCTTGTCCTCTTCAACGACCTTATCGCAAGCATACCTGTATTCTAAAATGCTCTCATCATAGTAGCTTAGAAACTCTTCCAGAGCCTGCGCCGGTGTCTTTCTCTTACTCATCTGGTACCCTCCTTAGCTCCGGATCCACGCAGAGGCTTGTCCCCGCATATGTTGGCATCCTGGCAGACCAAGTTGTAGGCTTCGGCCCGTTAATAATCGCATGGTCTGATGCAGCTATGGCACTTTTTCTTTGCAGCTGGTTTGCCTTTCTCTGGGCCTCTGACTTTACTAATCCCATTCTTTATGTCTTCTCCCTTCTTGCGCATGGCAGCTATCACGTATTCCACGTTGGGATTTACTCGTTTCCACATTACGCTGCTTTACCGGTATGCTTCCGGTCTTTTCTTTCCAGGTATAGCTTTACCAGCGTGTAGATCTGACGGAGGAACAGGCTGTCTTCTATGTGGCTTATATTCTGGATGATATACTGCTTTACATGTTTGTTATTCATAGGCTACCTCCTCTAAATTTCAGTTTTCTCCAGCAAATCTCGGAACAAAAAAACCAAAATCAGTTGCTGGAAAACCATTCTTTCTGTTTATGTTGTTTCTAATTCCGTAAAAATCGTGCATAAAGTTGAAATCATCCGCATTCAGCCAAACATCCAAACGAAGGTGAAACTTTTTATCTGCGCTTTCAATATCCATCATACGTTCTGTAGCTTCCGTCTCTTTCATCAAGCCCATGACAGTGGCTCTTCCCATAATAGCAGCATACGTTAAATGTCTCTTGCGTTCTACTTCTTTGTTAAAACTCGTAATCTTACTCATTCACATTTCCTCCAAATCTTAATTTCCTCGTAATACCTCTTTTTTGCTTCGCTCAGGATTACCATGTCCATATTTAATCAATATCGCCAGAATAATCTTCATTCCACAAGGCTTCAAAGTTTTCAATCGTCCTTTTGACTGCATTCTCATAAGTCTCTGCTTCTTCATCAGACAAGCTTCGATTCGCAATCTCCGGCGGTTCAAGTCGAACTATTCCGTATTTTTCACGGATCATTGCTCTTGTCATAAGCCACCACCTTCCCAACTCTTAACTTACCAATCAAATCTTGCCATGTTCATAAACTCAAGTGGCATGGAACCACCAAAGAGATCATTAGCACCGTCGATAATGTCTGGATCTACTCCGTCCGCTTCCAGCTGATCGTCAAACATTGCATCATTGCAGATAGATCCATACTGTGTTCTCGAATGTTTCCTGATATATTTCTTTCCGTTACGTAATTCAAAAATCTCCGTACAACTATTTTCTGTAGCCTCGATTGTATATCTCATGTATTCTTCTCCTAAATCTTAATTTAAACATATTCAAACTCATCCAGCTCCACATCTTTTTCACATGCTGGGCAAGTGCAGAAAGCACCATCCAGCCACGATTCTGTATTGTAATCAGCATCCTGAAATAGTATTTCAACATACTGCTTACAGTGTGGGCACTGGAACCGGATATAAGCTGGCTTGCTTATTATCATATAACGTGTACCCATTCCGACCACCTTTCACACCATTTTGTTGACGCCAACAAAATCGATGATTTTACTTCCCGACTTTAATTTTGGGAACATCAGCTCTTAATTTCCTTTGTATGGCTCCGGAAGTGGCATCCAGGCATTCACAAATAAGTTCTGGCTGCTGCAAGTATCGCATCCATCATCATCACCGGCATACCATGCTCCACCACCATCATTATCTTTTTCATACCGTCCGATTATCGGAAGCGTGAAATTCTCAAATGACATCAGGACATATTCATCTTCTTCCGGAAGTCTCTCTTCCACCGGGATCCAGCTATGCTCTTCTATCTGACCTGCCAAAAGTGTCATTGCTTTTGCATAATTCTCTACCAAATCTGCTATGCCGTCCGGGATACAGCCTGTATCTTCATAGTCCCTAAGCTTGCACAGCGCACCATACAGCCTTTCACTTACTTTTTTGGTGATTACCTGGCCTGCTCTAAGCTGCTCCCACCTGACACCCTTCAGACACCAGTTTCCCAGGTCATCCTTTTCTGTTAATCTCTGCATTTTATATTTCCCCCAACTTTATTTTTTTCAAATATCCGCATACTGTACTTTCTGCGATATGCATATCTTCAGCAATTCGTTTTCCAGTCCACCCGGCTTTGTAAAGTGCCTTTATTTTTCCAACATCGATCTGCTTTTTGTTTGGTGCTTCTGGCTTTGGCGGCTCCGGCTTCTCCTTGGTTTCCGCACCTGTCTCTGTTGGCTTCTCTTCCACAGCCTTCGGCTCTGTTACTTCTGCCGGCTCCTTCTTAGCTGGCTCTGTCTCTCTTTTTTCTTCCTCCAGCACGATCCGGAAGAACTCACATCCAGCCAGGATCTTCTTCAACGTCAGGAACTCATAATCATCCAGGTTCTTAGGTTCCGGTACTACCGGCTGGAGCACTCCCACCATCAGCCCTCTTTTATGCAGTTCCAGTGCCTCATCTATTGCAATTTGTTTTATGATCATTGCCCTTCTCCTTTTTATTCAACGGACACCATCTCGGTGCGGTTTTAATAGTTAATTTATCATCATGTCTTTCTGTTCTGCAGATTATAGGATGAGGCTCACATTCACTCCGTGCAAACTTGGCTTCATCATGAAGGCAGTAATAACGCCCTGGCCTTCCGTTCATGTCATAAAATTTTTTATAGCTGCAGTCTTTACAGTTCATTTCTTTTCCCCTTTCTGTATCTCTTTCAGCTTTTCAATTAAAGCTGTCCTGTTTGCCCGACAATCCCTAAAGAACTTTCCAGACTCCAGAAGATACTCCTCATTTGCTCCATACCCTTCCTTGTACCTCATGGCAACATCGGCTTTCCAGTCATAGAGCATGGAGTGATACGTCTTGATAACGAAGCTTGTCCCATCTGGAAGATCATACCGGTAATACCGCTCACCTGTCTCCTGGTTATCGATCCAGAGTGGCCAGGTCTCATACGCATCAATAAACGCTGCTCTCTGGTCATTGTTTTTAAGCTGTGGAAGCTCTGGCTGCTTCGGTCTATCCTTTTTCTCTTCCAAATCTTCCAGCTCACACAGCATGGAAGCCAAAGCACCTACTTCCAGCTTTTGCATTCTGATATGCTCATCTGACTTATCAATGCCGGGAATTCCCAGACATTTGCTAAGAAGCTGCTTCTTTCTCTCCAGAAGTTCTCTCAGGATTTCTATATCTGTACGTTCTTTTATTTCATCTTCGGAAGCTTCGGTATCCGTTTGCGACGTCGCAATCTCTTCCTCTGTCTCAGGGCGATCAGCCGAACTGTTGCATTCAAGCTTGCACTCCCCATGTTTGACACACTCCCAGCAGCACTCATGGGCACAGTCCGTTCCACTTCCGGGCCGGTGCATGTATTCTTCCGGTAAAGAGCACGCATATTCTGGGCGGTATAAGCAATGGCCCATTTGCTGCTTTTCGGCAGCATCTATAGGTTCATTCCGCTGCTCATTGGCAACAGTCTCTTCCGGAAGCAGTTGCGACGTCGCAATCTCCGCATCTTCCTCTTCCATCAGCTCTGCAACCGGTATTTCCTGGCTAATAGGCTTACCTGCCACCGGCTGGACCATATTTTCATCCTCTTCCACATCAAACAGCTCCGCCGTTGATGCTTCAAAGCTTTCCGCCCTCTCTTCCGGCATAACACCAGGGATATCTTTTAGTTCCGTCTGCCCTGGTATCTCTATGTAAGGGACTTCCTTTGGTCTTGCCATGCTCCGGATCTCCCGGACGGTCATATCCGGTGTGACCTGCTCCAGCTGCTCGTCACTCATGCCAAGCATCTCCTGCAGCTGGCTCTTACTGAAGTCCTTAAACCTATCATCTATGAGCGGACTGTTCCCGCCCCTGGAAAACCTTGTGTTCCTAGTGATGTACCTGGATGTGGCAGAGGCACTGAGACCAAACCTGTCCATGGCATACTCATTGACGTTCTTATATCCTGCTTCCAGATACAGTTCATTGTCCCTGATATGCTTCAGGTAAAATCCCGTTGCGATCACACTGCGAACTGCTGACTGCTGGTTGGACCGGATAAATACCTCTGCATCTTCCAGAGATACATTCTGGTACCATTCCTCTACCTCACCGGTCAAAACCTTCCGATCCACTGCAAGGATCTCTGTTTTGTTCTTCTCTGTCTCCACTGTTATCTTCCCTCCCCCGTAAGCTGGCTGCGTACTCTCTCCAAGGCGATCGCATCATAGTCCGTATCACTCTGGGTAAAGTTATGAAAACGGTTCTTAGGACCTGTTTTAGGCGTATCCTGCGGTCTTGCTGAATCCTGTGTCCTGCTCAGCCAGCCATTAATGAATTTATCAATACCTCTGGCTGTCTTCCTGTTTTTCGGATGCGAGTCAAGCCAGCCGATCATCTTCCGGAATTCCTGGTCCACATCAACAGCCGGATAAAGCTGTCCGTACTTCTCTACAGAATCCCTTGATACCGGATAAAAGCTTCCGTCAAGTAACTGCAGCTCATACACGGTATCCGGGCAAGGACTGCTTTGCAGCTCCGCGCCTATCATTTTATTTTTTTTACTTTTATTTACTTTACTTTCCTTTATGTCATTTTTCCGGGAAGAATCGTTATTTTTCCGGGAATTATCCTCATTTTTCCAGGAAGAATGAAAAGAAGGGTTCACTTTAATAAAGGGTTCCGTTTCATCCGCTTCCAAAAGCCAGAAACCCTTTATGACTACCGGTGTCTTCTTCGCCCTCTCTTTGACCGCAAGCTGATACCGTCTCTGTATTCCGGGTGAGGTGAGGATAGTGTCCGACTTGAAAAGTGTGCTGTCCAGTAGTGACCGTTCAAGCAAGAATGTCAGCACCTGCTCTATGAACCCATCTGTGAGATTCAGGTCTGCTGCCAGGATGAACTTAAAATCATCGTTCCATTCCATGTAGTAGCCTTTTTTGTAGATCTCGCAGAGTAAATAGATATATACCGCGATCCCGTTATTACCAAACCTGGCGCGCAGGATCCGGATCTTATTATCCGTGAAAAAATCGACATCAAGAGGAAAGTAACTAAGACCTGGCTTCTGCTGTCTTGGCATTTTCCTTTCCTTCCGTTATCTGCTGTCCAGCCTCCCACTCTTTGTAGAGCTGGATCCAGTCTTCTAATCTCATGGTGACCAGCCATTCTGACCGGTCCCTGCGGTGGAACACAGTCGGCATCTCTCCGGTCCTGGCGTCCCTTTTGGACTGTTCCATGGCTTCCTGGAGGTTTAACCGTTCCACTCTTTTACATTCTATATGGATGCCTGGGAGACCGGTCACATCCGCATCACCGCTGGCACCGCAGAACTGCTGCCCTCTGCGGCAGTCATAGCCGTGGTCCCTTAACCTTCCGGCCAGTTCCCGTTCCCCGCGTTTTCCTTTTTCCCGCTGTGACTTTCCCATAACGATCCTCATCTTTCTTTTAAAAGGGGCGGCGGTCAGAGAATTGGGTTCATGCTCCGCCCCTTCAGGTACAACACCTCTGGTCATTTAATACCGTGACATATAAAACTGACCTTTAAGGTAATAAAACAAGCTTTTGCAAATACAACGGATTATCCGATGATAGTAATACGATTTCTAAGAGCCATATCCTGTTCTGACAGGACTAATTCCAGATAATCCTTGATCTTTCTTACTGCTTCTGTCTTCCAGATGCCGCCCTCTGCTTCCACCAGTTTAAACTCCGGTGTTCCTCTGTCTCCAATGCGGAATACAAACTGGCTGACCGGCTGCTCCACTTCCTGGAAGGTACGGTAAGGTCTTAACTGGACTGGATTTGGTACGATCGCATCTGCCTTGGCTGCCACACCCACGGTCATGGTTGCCACCTGGGTACAACCGTCATCGGAAAAGGTCTGTTCATTCTTTCTCTCGATATTTCCGGCAAGCAGGAGCACCGCATCCAGGTCCGTCGTTTTTGCGAAGTTGGCCTGCAGGCCGATCATAAAGCTTTCCTGGTCGTACCACTGGTCAAAGTGGAAGCCGGAAACCTGGGCATCCGTTTCAAACAGGACCTCTCTCTTACGTTCCCCATCCAGGGCAGACATCAGCCTGACTTTTGTAGGACTTACTACATGGATGATCATCCTTCTGCCTTCTGTAAACTCTTCCCTACAGTTTACGATGTAATCTGCCAGTGCTGAAAGGGTCGTGGCCTTTACAGGCTCTGCATAATTGGCGATATCATATCTTCTCAGTGCCTTGTTGGCATATGTATGGCCGCAGATATCCACCACTTCTGTTTTCTCATTTTCCCTGGCAAGATCTTCCACATGCTCCAGGGCATCTTTTAAACCTTCTAACATCAATCATCTCTCCTTTTACTCATTTATCTTTTTTATCATGCCTGCTGTCTTCTTAAGTCGATCGGCCCAGTCCTTCTGTCCTCAAAGATCTCACCGGTCTCCGGATCCACCCTTCTGCCGGGGCTGACCTCTTCATAAGCAGCTGCAGGGATCTCCTGTACCGGATTTACCTGTGGAAGCCTGCTCCCCGGCTCTGACATATCAATACGGCCCGTACTGGAATCCTGTCCCACCAGGAACATGGTCTCCGCTTTCTTAAATCCGGCCAGTTTCGGCTTCACGTTATACTCTACCTTCAGGTTCCCACGCCCGGCCGGTTTGAACTTGATATTGATCGTCATTTCCCTGGCAGCTTCCGGATCCATGTTCGGATCCAGGATGTTCCTTCCGATCTGTCTCAGGGCCATGTTGAACTTCTCCTGAAGCCCGCCATTGCCAATGCTGTCAAATGTTATCGCCATGCCTTGATCACCTCCTTTCATTTCACCTATTTAGCTGAAAAAATCTGCCGCAGCATCGTTCGTTTCCTGCGCAGCATCATCTTCCTGGACTGCAGCACTCTCTTCCTGTGGTACTGCTGCCTCTTCTACTGCATCCGGCTGTACAGTCTCCACATAATCCCGGCTTCCGTCCTCACGGATCACTGCCATATCAGAGTCAATGGCGTCCTGAAGGTCAATGCTCATGATGCCCCACTTACTGATCAGCTGTCGGAGCATAGTCTTATAGGCCATAGCATCAAAATCCTTCGCCCAGAAGGTCCAACTGGTCCCTTTTTCAAGGTCTCTTTTATATCCTGGACTGTATTTCTTGGCATGTGCTTCCATTTTTGCCCTGCTCCAGTACAACGCTTTCCGGAAACCATTGTTATACTCAAACATGGCATAATATCCAGCGGTGGGAGCTTCTTCTCTCAGCTTTTCATCTTCAATAAGCCGCACTTCCATTTCTTCATTCAATGGATCAAAACGGACCAGCTCCCCTTCCTTGATCGCCAGTACATTCAGCTTCTTATACTGGCCGGAACGGACCGCCAGCTGGATATAACCCTTGTATCCGAGCTGGAACTGTGCTTCCTTGGCTCCCTTGCTCCGGTTGTCATACGGTACCATGTAATACTGTCCCAGCTGCGGGCTTGGGGACAGGTTTAAGGATTCTCCCAGAAGTGCCGCAGAAAGAATACTGCTGTTGGTACACTCCTGCAGGGCCGGTGTTGCCTGCACTGCGGAAACAATACTGGAAATAAATCTGGTTCCGTTCTTTCCGCCTACTACTTTATTGATCTGATCCTTAACTGCATCCTGTGTGAGATAGGCTGTCAGGCCTGTTCTCTGTGTCCTGGCTGCCAGTCTGCTTGTTACTGCCATATCTGTGTATCCTCCTTTTACTGTTTCGGTACCGGCTCAAACCGGATGCCGTTCTCTTTTAAAAATCCTTTTAACTTCATCAGCTGCTCCCTGGTGGCATAGACCCGGAAATCGATCACGTTGACCGGTTCTTCCACAGTCTCCATTTTAGGTTCTTCTGCCTTAACCGTTTCTGCGGAAGCAGTCTGTACCGTCTCCGTTCTTCCTGCTGCCATCACATTTTCAGCTGCAGCTTTCTGCTGCGCTTCCCGTTCAGCCTTTCTCCTGGCCTGTTCTTCCATGTAAAGCCTGCGGTTATTCTCTTCCGCTTCCAGCTGGTTCCTTCTGGCCATGGCAGCGCCAATATCGTAGGTCTTTAAAAAGACTTCCTTCATGTCACCCACATAAGGGCTGTCCACTTCATTTAAGACAGCCAGTCCCTCATCCACCTTCTGGATCATCGCCAGGATCTCTTCCTTGATGGACTTCATCGTAGTGGAAGCAAGGGCATATCTTGGCTGCATCACACGCTCAAACGGAAGATACTTGCCAATGTCATGAATGTTATCCTCATAAAACTCTCTGACCTTGGCGGTTTTCTCCTCGCGCAAACGTTCTTCATAGTCATTCACCTGGCTGTCGATGTTACTGATCGCTTTCTTAACGATCCCGGTCAGTTCCTTGACCTGCTGTCCAAAAAGCTCATCCGGCTTCAGGAGCTTCTTGCGGATCTCGGTCCGTTCGCCATTCAGGGCATCCACAAATTTATTAAGTTTCGCCCGATCCGCTTTAGCCGCCTTGATCGTATCATCCGTATAAACATAGGTTTCATATTCCTGCGCTGCAGCAGTGATCTTTTCTTTCAGTTCCTCAAAATTCCAGTCGATCTTCTGAATAAATCCCGCTTCCTGCGGGCTGTAGATCTTCAGTTCCATTTCTTTCTCCTTTATTCTTAAATTGCTGGAAGGATAAGATTGGGGCGTTGGCCGCTCTGGACACATTCCCAAAGGTTCCGCTCTGCATCGATTAGATACCGGATATCTGATTCCATATCCTTCCGCTCAATGGGGTAATCCCGTATCTGTATGTTCATCCTGCCGTTTCCCTGGCTCTTGATCTGGGCTCTCAGTACTGCAAAATCCCATTCTGTCACCGCCAGATAATGGAGGACCTGCCAGAAATAATTATCTGGAATGTCGTTTTTCCATTTCTCCCATTGGGAACTCTGCAGGATGTTAGTAGTCTTGATCTCCAGGATCCCATGACGCCCGTTTTCGTCCACAAGCTCCCCATCCAGTGAGGCATGCATCCATGGATATGCCGAATTGGTAAACATGTTGTCCTCATCATAGGAAACTTTATATTCCGGATGATCCAGGGCAAACAGGGCACGAAGATATTTCTCCGCTTCGGTTCCGTACCGGACATAGCCTTTATCAGAAATATCTTCCGGAAGCACTAGCCCCATCTTTTCTTCCCAAAGCTGGACATTATCCTTATAGGGGTTCATTCCTACACAGGCAGCTGCATCTGAGCCGCCTATGTGGTTCTTTCTCCCCTGCAGCCACTCTTCCCGGCTGTTAAACAGCTTTTTAGTTACCATTCGTAAGCCTTTCCAACATCTTTTTCTTGCAGCGTCTCTCGGTCTCTTCTATAAATGCTGTCAGCATTGCGATTGCCTGCATATCATTATCAGCCATGCGGCTGATTGCTTCTGCTATGCCATCTGCTAAGCCTTGTACCATCATAGAACCCCTTAACCCTTTACCGCCGACTACGGCTAACTGAAACTGGTTCTCTTCTTTCATCTCTCCCAAACCGATCGCTACAATCAGACCACAGTCCGCGGTCTCTCCTGCTTCCCTGTTATCTACTACAAACTTCGCTTTTACCATCTTGCAATTCTCCTTCTCCCTCCGTATAATGAGGGTGTACAATTTTTTTGTTACCGGACCTTCCGCAGTTGCCGCTGCCTGGGTCCTTTTTTATGTA